GGTTACTTCATCAAAATAGTTATTTCTCAAAAGCCATATGGGGTATAACATATAAAAATCATGACATTTTTCTTCAAATGTCTTTAAGTCTTTAAACTCATGGTAGTATTCTAAATTTCTAATGTTCGATCTAAATAACCAAAATCTTCTCATTATTAATTTCCTTTATTTTAATATTATTCTTTTGGCAAATCCAGTAGCCCCTCACTCTGGCCCACCCCGATCAGAAGATTACTATTTCTGACAACCAAATTATACGGTGTCCGTCCACTTGCCAGGTCCTTCTTATTTTAATATTTGTATAGTAGCTAAATAATTTTCAACTACTTTATTTCTTAGATATTTCTCAAGTAACTCAATATCTTTTTTATCCTTTGGTCGATTAACAGCTTTCTTCCATTTCAAAACATCTTCTGGGGAATGAAAATGAATACCATATAATATAACCGCTCGTTTTAAATGTTCTTTTATATCTTCATCCTTTATACCAAGGTTTGGAACAATTTCAATTTTTCCATCTTTAGTTTCATATAATTTACTACCATCCAGATTACTTTTTTTTGCAATAAAATTTTTATCTTTTGCTACTTTTTTAATGACATTATCAGTTGCCCAAATATCTAAATCTTTATTTCGTTTTAATCCCAATACTGCCATTGCACCACTTCCAATTATAAGCATTTGATTTTTTGGATATGGAAGGCGTCTAAACTTATTTATATATTTTACGCTTTTTAAATTCATTTTACCTCTTGTTTTTATTAATTATTATATAGTTCCTTCAATTAGTTTCCAGTCCCAAAAGTATGCTCTTCTGTTTCTTGCTGGAGTTTGCTTTCCTTCTGGTCCATATGGAACAGTAACATATTTTTCATTCATTTTTAATACTTTTATTTTTGCAATCTCTTTAACACGAGTTGTTGATAATAACCAAAATTCTTTTGTTTGTTTCGCATCAGGAACAAGATTTCTTCTTATAAGCTCTTGATTTGTCATTACTTTAATTTTATCATAATCAATGGGTTCATATACTCTATATATTTTTGGATTTTCTGCAACCTTATTATTTCCTATTGATAAAATACAATGATCAATATCAGGTGCAACAGATATTCGCTTTATTTTTCCATCTTCCCAACCCATTTTTGTATAAAAATTATTAGGAATTTTTGGTTGAAGAATTTTAATAATATTATTACTAATATGAAATACTCGAATATTATCTATATCTTCTGTAATAAATGCTATATACTCAGAAAGATTCATTATACCAACTCCCGAGTTCCTTTCAGCATTTCACTTGTTACAGCAAGATCTTTACATGCCCATGCATCCCACATAAAATCATTAATATAGTCATAGCTAATATAACCATATCCTCTATCACCCCAATCTTTACCCCAACTATTTTTGAATTTTATTCGTTTACTATTATCATCAAATCCAACAGCACATACAGCATGCCCGCCATATATTTCATTCGGATTTGCAGGATATTTAATAACTCCATCAAAACCTACATAAAAAATTTCAAGAAAACAAGCAATACCAATTGGGACCGGTCCATCTTTTAAAGCAGCTTTCAGTTCTATTAAATTATTAATTCTCCAATATGAATGTATCAATGCCCATTTAGAAATCATTGCTGCCCAGGATTTTGGTTTACCAATATTAACATCATCATATGGCCATGCTTTCTCTGTTGGTACACCAATTTTATTTAATACTGTCATTGCATATCTAATTGATGTTCCTTCCTCTCCTGGCCATATATCAATCTTTTTACAATTCCAATATAACCATGATTCAGATAGATCGTATTCTTTTCCTTCTCTAATATCTTTTTTTCCTTCTAAAACTTCTTCTTTATGTTCTTTTTCTTCTTGCCATTCTTTCATTGCTGTAACAGCAAAACCAACACAACTTCCTAAATAACCTTGATCCTTAATAGAAGACATTTCGGGTGTATGATCAACAAAAACAGGAGTTGTAGCTATCATATCTTTAACGGAAGCAAAATTATTTTTAAATTGATAATCTCGGTTATCTTCTGGATCTGATCTGTAAGTTAAAGGATGTTTATTTATTGGTACTTTTGGTTTTTGTTTCTTTGTAGTTTCTTTATCTGGTTTAGGTCCTTCTATAATATTATCACAATATATCATTTTATTTATCTCCATTACTTAATGATTGCTTTTATTGGGTTAAAACTCATAAGAGATGAATATGGTACATCTGTACATCTCAATCCCCATGTAGATAATGCATTAAGTGTAATATAATTTCCCCTATATTTATTTGGTGCCATATCTAAATTAGGAACCCCAGCTCTTCTTTTTCCTTCAACTGTATAAACTTTAGATAGTTCTGATTCTCTTAAAAATTTCGTAAGTAGAAAACGAACTGTGTCTATCTTCATTTTTCTTCCAAAATCACATTTTATATGGAATGATTGTTTTCCTGTATAACGGATGGTTGCAGTTCTAACCATTGGCATCTTATCCATTACATAATCATAAACTCTACGTGTTACTTCTTGCGCCCATTTGAATCCATCTGATGGGTGAATATCAATATCTATAATTCCAAAGGTTTCATATGATCCCATAGCAGAATGTATACTTAGTGTTCTTCCTGTAATAACATCATCATAATTCGTTGGTGTTAATCTTATTACTTTACTTTCCTTACCACGCCTTCTTATTACAGGTTTATTAAGTTCAACCATAATTACAAACATAACATCTCTACTTTTAGTTTCATCTAATATCGAACGCTTCACACTTTGATAATAATTCCAAATATCTAGCTCTGTTAAACCTTTTGAATAGAATTTATTTTTAAGAATTATCGTATCCGGATTCGTCGGATATCCCATATTCTTCCTCCGTATCTACACTTACACCTGTAATTTGTCCAAAATTCCTACTTCCACAGATATGACAAGTTTTGGGTGGATCATCTCCATAATGTAGATGCCCCTTATCACACATGTACACAGCGACTTGTGTCATAATATCCCCCTTTATAGTTTGTTCTATTTACCAACCCAATTATAAATATGTTGAACTGTAATCATTATCTTATCGCCTTTATTAAATGGGTGAGATAATTCTAAATCACTTATTACTTCAACTATTAAATCACACGGACAGATTTCAACAATTACTCCCCAAATTCTTTCGCCACCTTGATTAAACTCAACTAAATCACCAACCTTAACATCATTTAAATTCTGTAAAGGATTTGGTGATGTTGTACAAATTGAATCTCGAGAAAGATCCCAAGCATCGACGCAGTCCGAACAAAGATAGTCATAATCATCACAGCTCATACTCGACACTCCTTTAATACTTTATCACACTCTCTGATATATAATATTGGATCTAAATCATAAATACAGCATTGTAGCTCATAGCTTCCCTTTATAATATCAATTTGATTTGTTAAATATTTATATGCTTCTTTTTTACTAACATTATAAGATAACATATCAAGAATAGCTCCATGGGCAATAGATCTTAAATCCTCTTGACCAAAATAAGTTTCCATTGATTTGTTTCCTTATCATTAACTAATCAATACCTTTGCAATCCTTTCTGAAGCATTTCCATCATTTAACTGTTTTAATTGTTCTGGATAATTACTATCAATATGTTTATTATAAAAAGGATATATTGATTGTGTATATATTAAATCTCTATTGGGGGAAACTAAAGTATTTGTTCCATATTTAATAGTATATTCAATATTTGTTGTATCTCTAATTGACACACATGGAATATTTAAAACTGATGTTTCTTGCTGAACTCCATCTGAATCTGTTATAACACAACCAGCTTCTTTCATATATTTTACAAACTCAAAATAACCCATTGGTTCACAATAATCTATTGTGTGCATATATTGCCATAAATCAAATTCATCAATCATTTTACGAGTTCTTGGATGAAGTGAAAATATAACTTGATGTTCTTCAGATAGCTGTGCAAGAGCTATTATAATCTCAGTTAGATTCTCTTTGTTATCAACATTTGCAGGTCGATGAATTTCTACCAGTATATGTTTTTCATTAGTATGTTCTGGTTTAGTATCATTTGTGTAATAAAGAAGGTTGTCAATCATAACATCCCCAACTAAAAATGTATGTTTCGGATCAATTCCTTCATTATATAAATTGCGTCTATCTTGTGGAGATATGGGAAATAACCAATCTGATATATGATCTGTTACAATTCTATTTATTTCCTCTGGCATTTTTTTATCACCAGATCTCATTCCAGCTTCTTGATGTGCTAAAGGAATATGAAGTTTAGCAGCAACCAAGGCAGCAGCCATAGTAGAATTAACATCACCAACAGTAAACACTATATCAGGTCTTGCATCAAAACATAATCTTTCAAATCGTTCCATTATTTTTCCTGTTTGTTCACCATGTGGTCCAGAACCAACTTCTAAATGAACTAGAGGTTCTTTTAACCCAAACTCATCAAAAAATACCTGATTCATATTATAGTCATAATGCTGTCCTGTATGTATAATATCATATGAAATATTATACTTTTCAAACGCTCTAGATATAGGGGCAATCTTCATAAAATTTGGTCTTGTTCCACCCACTAAAAATACACACATTTTAACTCTCCCTTATCTTAGTTACTAAATCTATTGAGTCGTATGATTCTTTAATACCAAATCCATTACCATCTAAAATTTCTTTATATGATTCTGTGTGTAGATCTGAAAATACATTATCAAATCTAATTTCTGTACCATCTACTTTCATACATCTATAAAATGATAATAATTTATTTGGAAGATGTTTCTTATTTAATGATAAATTCCATACCACCTTAGCTCTCTCTAAATACAACTCCCCCCTTGAACAGCTTTCATCTCTAAAAATAATATTAAATGTTTCACATTTTCCAAATAACCAAATCAACATATCAAAAAAATGAATACCAATGTTTGTTTCGATTCCGCCAGATTGCCCAACTTTTCCTTTCCAACTGTGAAAATACCATGGTCCTCTCGGAGTCACATAATCAAGTATAACATCATAATAATGTTTTGGATCAACCATACTTTTTAATAAACGGATACTTGGGTGTAATCTTAATTGAAGTATTGTATATATTTGTTTCCCCATTTGATCTGAGACTTCTTCAAGTTGTGGTATATTTCTCGGGTGGGTAACTAATGGTTTTTCACATATAATATTACACCCCAATCTTAATCCAAGTTTAATATGTGATTCGTGTAAATAATTTGGAGAACAAATTGACATATAATCAAGAGCCTCTTCTCTCATTATATGTCTATCAAACCTTTCAACCTCTGTAAAAAATTTACACTCGGAAAAATATTTATCAAGAATACCAACTGAATCGTGTGGATCAAGAGCTACTTTCAAATCATTTTCAGTATCTTTGATTGCTTGTATGTGTCGAGGTGCTACAAATCCAGCTGCTCCAATTAAACCAAAATTCATTATTTTTCCTCCGGAGGATGTGCATTAATATACCCAAATATTTTTAAGTGATGTTCATCCCTTATTTCACATATTAATTCTTTACACATTGACTTAACTAAACATATTCTGCAAGGACACTCTATAGTCGCACCGCCACCAAAAAGTTGAAAATCACAAAATCCACTTTGTAAACAATCACAACTCATGGCAGTACCTCATCTTTAGAAACTATTCTAATTGGTTTTGCAGGGCTTCCAATATACACCCACCCATCAATTGTATTTTTTGAAATAACAGAACCAGCCCCAATTAATGAATTTCTTCCAATTATAACTCCAGGAAGAATTAAAACTCTTGCTCCTATTCTTGCTCCATATTTAATAACAGGTGCCTCGGATATATCTTTATAATTTCTTAAATATGCAATCTTTCTTGTGTTTGTTGTCATACAACCCATACCAATGAATACTTTATCTTCTATAATGCAATCTCTACATATATTTGAATACTGCATTACATGAACATCATTTCCTATTATTGCTCCCTCTGCAATAAAACAATGAGCTCTTACATGTGAGTTATTTCCAATAACTGCTTTTGGTCTTATGATTGTATAATGTCCAATATAACAATCATCTCCAATTATTGCACCAGGTTCTATGATTGCTGTTGACTCAATTTTTGTTGTCATATTCTAACTCCCTTAAATAGAAATGCTCTTTTTGCTTCTTTTTTTGGATGCTGTATTGTAAGTTCATAATCAAAATCTATAAAGGAAGAATACCTTTCTTTCCAACCTTCGATTTCAAACCACCTCAAATGCTGATCTTTATATGGACTATTTGGGACTGAAAATATAACAATAGTTCCTTTTAATAACGATTCAAATATTTTAAGATCGCATGGTATATGTTCAAGTGCTTGAAATGAAATGAATACATTTACACACTTTAATATATCTAAATTGTTACATATATTTATTTGTAGGAATTTCATTTTAGGAAAACGAGTCCTAGCAATGTCAATTTTATGTTTTAAAATATCAGCTCCAGTATATTCAGAATATCTATCTACTAACAAGCTTGCAAAATTACCATCTGAGCACCCTAACTCAAAAATAGTACTCTTTGTTAAAGGTATTTTTTGTAATGCAACTTTTCTCATAATATTTTGAGTTGCAATCATTATACTCATGAATATAACCTCTGTTTCATTAATTTAATCATATCCTGAACGCGTTTTTCATTACTATATGTTTCTCTAACAAACTCCATTCCTTGCTTTGCAATTTTTTCCCTTTGTCTATCATGAGTCATATAGTATCTAATTTTTCTTTGCAAATCTCTCATGTCTCTATATACAACAAAATGTTTTCCATCAATGTATCCCAAAAAATCCATATCTTCAGGTTCATCAGCTAACAGAAATCCTCCACATGACATTGTTTCTGTATATCTCATACTTACCGATCTGAATATATTATTGCTGGTTACAATAATTTTTGACCTGTTTATTGATTTTATTAATTCTTGATGAACTATTCTTCTAGTAACAACAGGATACCCCATTGATTTTATAATTTGTTGAACTTTAGTTCTGTCAGGATATATATCAGATCGAGTTGTAAATGCAGCAAGTACCTGATCTTTCTTTTTTAATCCTAATGATACGTATTTTGTTGTATCAACTGAAAATGGAGAAATTTCTATCATATCACATACTTTATTTTTTCTTAATAATCTCCAAGCATTTAAAGTAATAGCAAAAACAAGGTCGTACTTATTTTGTTTAAAAAATGCATTCTGAATTGGGATTCCTTCTGGGCGACCATAATCAACAGTAATATGAACCTTTGGAATATCATTAATTTTTCCAAGTCCTTTAAAATCTTTTGAGTATCTCCATCCATAAGTCATAATCAAATCAGGTTTCCAATCACAGTGATTTCTAATAATTTGTTGGACTGTTAGTTTTGAATTAAATCCCAGAAATCCATTCCCATAATATTTAGTTGGAGTCTGTCTTCCAAACTCATCTCTGAATAATTGATGCCCCCAGTTATATCTACTTATTTGATTAGGGCTTAACATTAATATTTTCATTCGTCTCCTCAGTTATATATTTAAATGCTATATATATTAATTCATGTAAGCAAAGTCATTGCGAAGACTTTTAAATCAAAAACGCGACTATCCGAAGCTGCTGGGGATAGGATAAAAAACTAGCAGAGTATATTATTAATCTTAGTCTCCGGACAACAGTACGTGTGCATTATAAAATGCCAATCCGGAAAAGGAGACCAACTATCATGAGAAAAAATATCTCGATTATCGCAATTATGGTTATGGTTATGTTCGTATCTTTTAACAGTATTGCATTTGCTGGTAATGACAAAAATACAGCAATCAACCCCGCCGGAAATAATGCCAATTCAAATGGCAAAGCATCTTGGAAACAAGATCAAAACAACAGACATCAAAACCAACATCAAAACAGACATGGATGGAAAGTTCAAGCAGAAGAGTGTTCTAGCATAAACATCGAACTTCAATATCAGGTATCTGAACTAGAAATAGAAAATGATGCCCTTATCGATGAAAATAATTCGCTGACCGACCGTATTGCCGAACTGGAAAAACAACTTGCTGATGCTCAATCAAATGCTATTCCTCAAGGTGTTATTCTTGGTTCCGCCCCCGTTGAAGAAATTCATAAAGCTGAATCGAGAAAATTTGCAATATCTAAATATTCAGATGGAAACTTTGGTATTTATACCAATGATTTCATGATGTCTGATGAAGCAAAAAGTAAATTGAATGATATGGTTCCTGGTTTTTACCACATTGAAGTTAAGGTGATCAATGTAGATTCAGGGATCGAAGTAAAAATTGAAACTGATACTGAAGCATTTGATTTCGTCAAACCTGGGTATGACTGGTTTATCGGTAAAACGATAAACGGTTAATTAGTAGAAGAAAAGAGTGGGGGTATTACTTACCCTCATTCTTTTTTTGGTCACTTTATAAACCACCATATATAAAAATCTTCAATATTTAATGTAGTATCAGTTGGAACTGTTTCATCAACTGCTTTTTTTTATTCCACTCCATTTATTTCCATAATCATGTCCAGAAACAAATCCACCTTTCTTTACCTTTGGTATCCATAGCTTTAAATTTTCTTTGATATATTCATACTCATGATTAGCATCTATAAATACCCAATCTAATTCTTTATCATAAACTTTCTTACATGCTTCAACACTTGTTGATTTTATAGTAATAACACAATCAAATGGAGAGATTGTTTTTAAATACTCTTGGTAGGCATCGCCCCACGTCTTTATTTTTTTATTGCCAGGTTTTCTATATATACTTCCATCATATTGTTTATATGATTTCCATGGATCAATTGCATAATATTTTTGAATTGTTTTTAATCCATTTAACAAAACACCCGTTGTAGTTCCAGTATGGACTCCAATTTCAGCACCTACTGCATGTGGTCTGTTTTTTAATAAATGTAGTAATACATCTGAGTGAGAATTTAAATTATCCATTTCATTTTCCTTACTACAAATCCTTCTGCATAACCATCTGGGTTATTTGTAATTAATGATGACCAATATGCATTTTTTCTTTTAATAATATCTAAGCTGATAGCTCCTGCATTAATTTGACTTTTATAAAATTCTAAAAGATACATTTTTTCTTCAAAATCAATTATTGAAAAAACATTAGCACTAAAGTTATATGATGATCCACTATCATAAAATACTGTAGTGGTATATCTTTTTCTTCCAACTGCCTGCCCAATTGTACTTGCTCTTACATGATCTTGATGAGTATCATTTTCAAAATGTGTGAACACAATATCAGGTTTAAGAGAATCCAAAGAACCAATAATTGTATGAAGATTATCTTTATATGAAAACAAAGTCATTGATGTTGTGGGTATTCCCATTCTTTTTAAAACATCACATTGTTCTGCAAGTCTTTCTTCTGGGAATCCAGTTCTATATTCATCTGAACTTGTGATTGCATAAAATATCTCATCTCCATCACTAATATGTTTCATTATTGTTCCACCACATCCTATCTCTGCATCATCATAATGTGCTGCAATAACTAATATCTTCATTAGAAATTCCACCCTTCTGTTATTGGTTTTAAATACCTTGCAGGGTTACCAACATATATACCAGGTTCGGTTATATCTTTAACAACTACAGAACCAAGTCCTATTACTACATTATCACATATATTGACATAATGTCTTACCAATACACCAGATGCAAACCAACAATTTTTTCCGAGTTTAACTCCACCATTCAATATTACACCAGCAGCCATAACTGTATTCTCGCCTATGTTACAATTATGACCTATGTTTGTATATACTCCGAATCTACAACCTTTTCTTATTAATGTATTCTCCATAGTTCCACGATGTATTACAGAATACGGACCAATTTCAACATTCTCCTCAATATCAACGCGCCCAGTATGAATAAATTGAATCTTTGACCCATCAGGTGTATTAACAACTTTCAACCCCTCAACGCCAACTAAGACGGTTTCATGTATCTTACAATTTGGAGCAATAGAAGCAATTTTATATGTCTTATCTTTATTTAAATGATTATGAAATAGCGTAAATTCATATTCAGGATACTTAGAATGATAATATTTTATATTGCCACTTGAAGAACTAGGCGTTGACATATCCCATGGAACAATAACCCAAGCATCTCTCATTTTATCAGTTAAATATAAATATTTGAGATAGCTTTCATCTCTTGCAAATGTGACACATCCAGAACGAACCTTAGTTATTGGGCAGGTCTTTTTATAGTTTGCGAATAAGTTTAGCAGGGTTTCCAGCATAGATACCTTTCTCCAATATTGATTTATTTACAAATGAATTTGCTCCAACAATAGAACCAGGTCTAATTGAGATATTAGGAGCTAAAACTGCAGCTGTTCCAATAAAAGCATTTTCTCCAATAAAGGTTCCTGAACTCTTTTGTCCATCAGGTAAACTATAAACTGTCATTACATTTGGTGAAATAAATACATTATTCTCAACCATTACCTTTCTAGCAATAGTTGAACCAAACCTCAACGTAACATTATCTCCAATAAAGTTATCCCCAGAAGAACGAAAATAACTATCAACATAACAGTCATTCCCTATTCTAGTTCCTTTTTTCAACAATACAAAATTTTGAATATCAACATTATCTCCAACAATTACATCTTCTTCTATTACATTAAAACTTCCTAGTTTTAAATTTTTGCCATGTTTGAAAGATGGGTGTATATTATTCTGTTTCATCTTTTTTCTCCTTATTTCGGAACCCATGTTAAAAAGGTTTGTCCTTCTCCGGGTTTTTTCATATTCTGCTCTTCTCTCCATCTCAATCCACGTTTACCATAAACCAATCTTGAGGCGCCTGGTTTTGTATATAAACCATATTCCCATTTTTGTATAACAGGGCGCATGTATTTTTGAGACATTCTAAATTGTTTTTCAGGATTAACTGTATCAACCATTCGTGGTACAGCTTCTTCAATAAACTCTCTTTTAATTAATATTGGATTTAATCCAAATTGTTTTTGCCAACCTTCTGCTAAATAAAAACCATCTTCATTATAATTCCATCTACATGAAAAAGTTTTAATTCTTTTTATGTTTGGGGTTTGTTCTTTATATAATCTTAACGATGATAGTTTTGGATATTTGTTGAGTATGTTGATCATATTATTGATGTTTATTTTTCTTAAAATTGACCAATCATCCTCAATATGAAAAACATAATCTGCTTCAACACGACTCCACACCCACTTTACGGCTTTTGCAAATGATGGTACATCCGCAATATTATATGTTATTCTATCAAAAAATCGTGCTGCTATTTTAATAATTTTCATAGGTTTAACTGTTTCACCAATTGGATCAATATTAATTATAAGTCTATATCTGTGTTTTTCTCCTCTTATTATATTATCATTTATAGAAGTAAGAGTTTCTTCAATAACACCAGGTCTTAAAACAGCGACCATTGTAATATCGATTGGGTTAGATAAACTTTTCATATTTTTTTCCTTCTGGTGTAAGTCGCATTGTAAAATTATTATCAATTGTTGTTGCAATAAATAAATGAAAGCGAGGATGTAAATAACCATCTAACCAAAACTCTATAACAAAACCAATATCTACAGCACGACCACCATACTCTTTAATCATTCCAGTATATATTCTTCCCAATTCTCCCGCTGCTACCAACCAAAAATCATAATCTTTCGCTGTATTTTTTATACGCTTCACAACTTCAAAAAATGAATTTTCATATTGATTTTCATATTGTCCAACAATTGGAATTATATCAACTTCTGGTAACATAGATTTTATTTCTGGTCGTGCTGTTATGATACATACCTTTCTATTTTTCATTAAGTCAAGTAGGGTTCGTCTTCCGGGTATATCTAATATCATCAAACAATTAGATTCTGGATTACAATATGTATCATTATCAAATTCTGAACGGTTATAAAGATCTTTCCATATTTTCATCTTATATTCGGTTTCAGAATTAATTGGTTTATTCGGTTTCTTTATTCTTGGCCAAAACGTACCATCAAAATATACTTGGGGAGTATCAATACAATCTGCCTTTCTTGCATAATATCCCCAAAGTTCAAATATCTCAACCAATTTATCTGATGGTAATCCTTCTTTTTGTACAATTATATTGAGTTGATCTATATCTTTAAACAAAAGAGAATGAATAAATTTTATACCTCCATCACCAAATCTTATATGCGAAAATGGCAATTTATACTCAATACAATTTTCTAACTTATCAAATATATCTTGTACTTTTAAAAAATTCATTATTTATTTTCCATGATGAATTGAATTAATTTGGTCATATTTTCTTTTCTGGAACCTAGTTTTATAATTGTATTTCTTGCTTCTTTTCCCATCAAATCCCTTGAATCTTCATCATTAACTAATAACTCAACATAACTTTGAAATGATAAATAATCATCGTTTGACACCAATCCATTTTTTCCATGAATCGCATAATCTTTTGTTCCAGACATTAGATTATTTGTTGTAACAATTGGACATCCTGTTAGCATTGCTTCAGCAGGAGGCATATGTAAACCCTCTTGCATTGCAGGCGCCATCCAAATATCAATTTCATTATAAAAACAATTTTTATCCTTGGTTGTTGGGTTTGTTATATACTTATCAATGGTTACTGATGGGAATTTTGTAGCCCCCATCAAATGAAGTTTCACATCCTTTCTTTTAGATTTTAGATAAGATGCCACATCCAACAACCAAGAAACTCTTTTAATTCTAAAATGCTTTTGATGATATAACCCACCGATTACAATATTATCGCTATTACCCCTTTTTCCAGTTGGATACAATTCATGTAAATCATATCCAGGTCTAATTAACTTGGATTCAAATCCAAGCTCTTTTAGCTTTTCTTGTAATCCAATCCCGTTAACTAATTTTAAAGTTGGTGCTTTCAGAATTTTTTCAATTATCCAACTCTGAGAACCCTGCCAAGTTTCCCAAGCTCTTATCCAATGTATTTTTAAACCACATCGCTTAGGAGCTTGACTCGTTAATTCGACTGATTTATACCCTGTTGCAATAATAGCATCAGCATCGGGTATTTCTTTTTTATTTTTTACAAGTATATGTTTAGCATTTAAAGGAGTCCATGTATTCATATTCCGAAATGTATCAATAAAAAATACTTCGTGTCCCAAATCAACTAAAGCATTTCCTGATTTTATAAGAGTCGAACTTCCACCATTATCACCCAAACCAGTGGATCTTAAATCAAAAATTATTTTCATAACATTCAATCCCCCTTTCTAATTCATCATATAATATAACTGGTGTATTTAAAGGATTGAGTAAATGTATCTTGTCTTCGCTTATATTTTCTCTCGGTGCTATTACAGGAATTTTTAATAATAATGCTAAGTGAGACACAAACGAATCAAACGAACTTATAACAAATTTACATTTTTTAATTAACTCAATAAGACATCCAACTGAAGTTATATTTTGATTATCATAGTTGAATGAAAGTTCTTCATAAAATGTATTAGCAAATTCTACATCATATTTTCTCAGGCATTGCGGATGTGTTCTATTATAAACATTGTAAAATATCAAATTACCACTATTATATTTTTCAACATATTTAGTATTAACAATTCTTGGTTTAAAATCATAATCCATTAAATCTCTTGGAAACTGCCATTTAACTTTATAATAAAATCTAGAAATATCTGGATGAATATGATCAATTACCTTAAATCTTTTTTGATATTTCGTGATAAATGCTTTTGATAATAAACTATATCCCGTTCCATTAAAATCTTTAATTGTAAAACAATTATGATTGCCAGAATCATCACTTATTAATTTCAATGGAACTAAAATATCCGCATACACCCCATATAAATCAAACCGTGATGGTCTTGTAAAAACAATTATTTTTTTAGTTGGATTCTTTTTTTTAAGATTAATTATATAAGGAGCAAATCTATAAAACTCCCATGATAACTCTCCGATAAAAGGACCAACCAAAAAAGCTTTATTCTTCTTTCTTAGCATTGGCTCTTTTTAATGCTACAATCTCATTGTATAATTTATTAACCTCTGCTTCTAAACCATTTAAAAGAAGTTGAATTTTTCTAATTGGAAAATTATCATACTCTGGTTTGTATTCACACTCTGTTAAAAAAAGCTTCATTGCTGCTAATTTTTCGCTGTTTATTGCTACCCATGTGTTTCTCATTTTATTTCTCCCTTTTTCTTTTGAAGTAGATTTTTGAAATGTTGATAAATCTTTGAAACTTCAATTTTATATTGCCTATCTTCTATAAATGTTATGGGTGTGTTTTTTATATTATATGTTTTTGTATGTAACGCTTTTTGACACCCAAATTCTAAAACTTCAATCCCATATAATAATGATATATTTGGAATTGCACTTTGTGACCCAAATGTAAAAATAGACTTTTGCAATATAACCAATAATAAACCAATTGTAGATGATTTTTCTCCTAGTTGTATATTGTTCATATCATAAAATCTATTTTTTTCATCAGGAACATACTCTCCTTTTTTACCACAAATGACAAAATTAAAATATGTCATTAAATCTTCATCAGTTGAAAGTTTGTCATAAAATCCTTTCCAGTTTGACCAATTTCTTCTAAACCCATTTCTATATCTTGGTGCTAAAACAACAAGAGGTTTTCCATTTGGTATATAAGAATTAACCAATTCATAATTTTCCATTCGTGGTTTATATTGAAATATCATTTGCTTAGTTGAAAATTGATTTTTGTTTACAAATTTTGCTTTTGTAACATCTGGATATATGTGATCAATTATTTGAAATCTTTTTGAATATTGTTCTTTAAAAGTTTTAGCCATGTTTTCATATTCTGGAGGGCGTAATCCATCCAATCTAAAACAGTTTGGTTTCTTAGTAATATAATCTCCATCAATTTTTAATGGTATTAATATATCTGCATACCTGCCATATAAATCAAATCTTTCTTCTCGTGTTAATACAATAAATTTAATATTTTGTTTTTTATATTTTTTTAGAAGAAGAAATGGTAACATTGGAGCAAACCTTCCAGCCTCCCAATACATTTCTCCAACAAAAGGGCCAAGAAGAATAGCTTTTTCCATATTACCAATCACCCAATAATTGTTTATTATTTTCTATACTTTTATAAAATTTATTAAAATTAACTTTATCTATTGCTTCCTCCGCTCCTATAAATTTAATTGCCTCCAGTTTATCTTCACTTCTTTTAGATCTTGTTAATTGATTACATACAGAACCTGCTTGTTTTCCACAATGAATCCCTAACTTGTAATTAAGTCCCAAAATATATGGTTCGCCTTTATTAACTTTATCCATAAGCAACCAATACATCTGATCATGTTTTTTATCATGACCAACCAACTGTTTAAGATCTAAAAATCCAACATCTCTAAAAAACGATGGTCTCACAGACCACAGTCCAGAACCACCAAGTTTACCAGCTCTTCCAGTCATATCATCGATATTATGTAGTTCTGCCTTTACTTGTTTAATACCACCTGGTCTTTGTCCTATAACTCTAATATTATTTAATTTATTTTTCTTTACAAAATTCCATGCTTTTAACAATCTTGTATCCCAACCAGGTGTTACAATTATATCATTATCAAGCATCAACAAAAAATCATATGAATCTTTGTTTGGATCTTGCTCATGTTGAAGTCCAAAGAAATTACAAGTTGATGCTTTACTAAATGCATTGAATGTTGATTCAATGGTTGTAAAAGTAATCTGTGCAATTTTATTATTAGTATACATTTTCTGAAAATATTGAAAATGTTTTTCAAGTAAATAATTAGTGGCATTATTATAAACGTATATTTGGTTTGGAATTTCTGAGTGTATTTCTAACGCATGTAAGCATTTTTTTGTAATTGCTAATCTGTTTCTAACGCTCAAAAATATTTTTATCATTTTATAAACTCCTCAATGTCATCTACAGTTTTGTTAATATCCAAATTATCATAACATGGACTAATACCATCACTGCCAGCTTGAGGACATGATTCTGTACCATGTAAATAACATGGAGCACAATGTCTAACTGCATCAACCCATCTTGCTTTTGGATATGTTTTAAGTCTTATATGTCCTGGAAAAGGTCCAAATATTCCATAACACGGAACATCTAATGATGCAGCTATATGTGACATTGCTGAGTCAGTAGATAGTGTAACTTGAGCTAACTTAGTTAATGCAATTGAAAAATCTAATGATAAAGAATATCTACAGAAATTAAATGCTCTATGTGGGTTTTTAAGACCTTTAATAAAATCATCAACAAAATCTGCTTGTCTTGGATTATCAGTTAAAACAACATCATGACCACGATCCGTCAACTCGTCAATAATATTTACCCAAAATTGTGGACGTGGACTTCTAATTGGAGAGCTTGCTCTCACCTGTAATAATATAAATTTTTTCTGAGTTACTTGCCATTCATTTAGTTTATCAATACAAAATTTAAGTTTATCTTCTTTAACTGTTTGTTTTGGGATTAACATTTCATCTGGCAAACTTAATCCCAACCATTCAGAAAATAAATTATATGCATTTACAGTTTCTGCTAATTTACATCTTTCAATAACACCTTCAAATAATGCATGATAATCAGACATTTTTAAATATTTTATTTCAAAAGGAAGATCTAAAACTTCATCAATACAATCCCATGTTTCAACCATTGCTTGATATTGCGGACCACAGGCAAATCTAATTTTGCATGTGGGGTATTTTTCTTTTAGATGACGAAGATTTGGTTGGATAAACAGAAGATCGCCAATACCACCTGTTCTAAAAACAAGTAGAGATTTTTCATCTAGATTTTGACCTATATAAGGTCTATACATATTTTTAAATTTCGATTTTGCTGGAATTAATAATTTTGGCGTTCCGCTTTTTTGGTCTGTATGTAACTGCTGATATACACCCAAACCCATGACATATGTTGTTTTCTTTTGAAGTTTTTGTTGTTTAAAATAGTTTTGTATAAATCCAAGTTCTTTTTTGGCTGTAGCTAAAACTATATTGGGTGGTGATTCTCTTAGTTCTTCTAAATCTTTTACATACCTTGATAAATTTCTAGATAATCCCAATGCCCTCAACTTAGTTCCTGAAATAGGTCTTATTTTTCGTGTTAATTGTGCTTCGGGTTGCCACGCAAATCCTGTATTCAATCCCATTCTTTAACTTCCTTTCATTCATTTTTTATGCTTCTTTTTTTGCCTTCCATCCTTTATCAACTGCAGTAAAAAACTGTTTCTTCTTTTCATCACTTAGTTGGGTTGGTGATGTTATTTTCCATTTCTTCATCATCCCTTTAAAGAATGCTCTAAAATCTTCCTCTTTAATTAATCTTTTTGTTGTTTTCAATAATATGTTCTCAATTTGTGATAAGTCATTCCCGGATGCTTCCTCCGGTTCATCACTATCTGTTCCGCTTATATCATCTTCAACACTTTGTTGTAGTTCTGGGATGTCTTGATCTGGTACATTATCAACTTTATTTTCAACTTCGTTAAGAATATCATCTAGAAACTCATCCATCTCTTGTAGTTTTTTATAAGATTGATAATTTCCAGTTAAAATTGAATCAACTAAATCATATGCCTCTTGAACTTGTTTTGGTGTTCCCATTGGTCCTTTTCCTTGTCCCCTTTGTTGTTTTTGACCTTGACCTTTTCCCTGACCCGCAGGGATACATTTCTTTTTAATCGGTCACCATCTGTGTCCTTCCGGACATTTTATTTTTGCCATTATTTTATCCTCATTAATTATGCTTCTTTAAATTTTGCCATTTGAGCGCTTGCTTTGGCTTGTGTACTTCTAGCGTTTACCATTTTCTTTTGAAACCTTTCAACTACAGTTTTTAATGTACTCACACAAGAGTTTGGATTTGTAGCTGCTGAGCATTTACCTTTAATTGAATTTAATCTTGAAATAGCTTTATTTGCTGCAGACATATAACATTGTGCTTTACAAAAATTCTTTTCATATTTGTTCTCAATCTTACGCTGGCATTTTATTTCATAACAATCAGTCCAATCATTATTAAAATCACCTTCAATATCTGCAATCGCAATCCTAGCATTAAACTCCTCATGTAACATAGTTAAATATTTATCAAGTTTTTTCATTTCCCCATCCCTTTGACATCTGCCATGGTTCTAACCAATAAACCATTTGCAACCGCTGTTAATGGATTTTTTGCACTCCTAATCTCTGATACATCAAATGGAAGTTCATATGATGAAAGAACTGTTTTAAACAAATGTACAAATCCTTCTGGCAAACTTGTACCACCTGAAATAACAATTGGTATTTCATCATCAATTTCAATATCAACCTTTTCATCAAACTCTTTGATAATCTTTTTAACTGTATAATCAATCAAAGCTTTATGATAATAAAATAGCGCTTCCAATACTCTTTTAGTCTTTTTATTTTTAACAGTCGACTCACCACTCAATCTCATATATTTTTCTTTTAGATTTGTAACTCTATTAGCAACCATATCTAAATCTGCGGCAACCATTCTATCAATCCAGTCTCCTGCTTTAGCTGTTGAAAATGTTAATGCTTCAACACCCTTGTATGAAATTGCAACATTTGCCATACCAGCACCAAAACTAATTCCAATACCACTGAATTTTTCTTTTGCACACTCTGAATATATAATTGCCATTGCTTCATTAACTGATGTGTGATTAACTCCAAGACTATTTAAAACTCTTGCAAAAACATTTTCATGATATGTTACAGATCTTCCTTCATCAATTGCAGCAGCAGGAATTGAGTATGAGCAATACACTTCTTTGTTTTTTGTATCGCCAATTAAATCTTTAAGCATTAATGTTATAACATCAATTGCAGCAATCTCTTTTGGCGATATTAATCCTTTTTCCATTGGTCTTGAAACTTCTTGTCCAAAAATATTAGCGAACTCAAAAGAATCTGAACCGATAATAAACATTTCATGATCTTCATTTTCAACATAACTAATATTACTCAATTGACTTATTGATACATCTTCTTTATCAACCTTTAGAAAAACATTTCGTGTTATCTTTACATCTTCACTATCAGATCTGGCACACACAAGATGCATTGTACCAACATCTAATCCAATACTCACTACTGATTGTTTTTCTTTTTTCACATCAACCGCTTTTTCTTCTACCATTATATATCCTCCACTATTTCTTCATTAAACCAGATAAGATATCTACAGAATCTTCTAAATCATCATCCCGTTTAACTATTTTTATATCAGATTTAATTGTCATTTCACTTAAATCAATATCGGGAATAAATGAATCCAATTCTTCAATCTCAGGTTCGCCTGGTTCATATTTTAACATCTGCCCAGTTTTTAATCTTTGAGATACCAATCTTTCAAGCTTATCCAATTTATCAGTAATTTGTTCCTTTTCTGACTCTACATTACTAGTTTTTTTAGTCAGTAAGGTAAGCATCATCTTTTCTAGTTTATTAAATCGTTTGTCTATATCTAGTTGTATTACTTCTTCTTTTTCTGATTTTTTCTTTTCAAAATCTTTATGTGTATATACCTTTTTAGTTATTTCTTTTTCAGAAATAATCTCATATTGGTTTATACCTGCCGTTTTTAAATATATAGCAACTTTTCGCATATCCAATTTAGTTATATCAATATCAACTGGACTTCGTAAAGTTGGTAAACCAGGGATTTCAATTATATGGCCGGGTTTCTTTATTTTCAAAGTTATCATTGAATTTTTCTCAAATAACTTTCTATTATTTTATCGTCTTTTACATTAACTTTTTTACCATTCTTTTTAACTTCTTTTATAAAAAATGATCCATCTCCATCCATAGAAAATTTCTTTGTATATTCGCTCAATTCAGGATCAACAACTGTTATAAATGAATGACCAATATTTGCAATATGCATAATATAATCTATCATCTTAACTAATTGATCATCTGGGTCTCTTAATTTAATTGTAATTTCATCGAATTGATCTTCTGAATTAGACATTATCTTAATCTCTCCATTTTTATCTCTTTCTTAAATCTGTCAATTATATCTTTAAATTTAAAATCTTTTCCTTTATTTCTATTATAAACTGTATAGAAAATTGCCAAAGTGAAATTATAAGCAGATTTCCCCAACCAAGGTATTGATAAACCAAAACCAACTCCTGTTCCGAATAGAGTAAGTAACATCAACCCCTCTGGACTTACAAATAAATCAGCAATACTAAAACTTCCAGATAGAGCATTTGAAATATCAGAGAAATTAAAATCATAATCAAGATCACCAATAAAAGTCATATTTAACCATAGATAGAGAAGAAGACCAGCAACGACAACTCCACCAACCATCTTTAATCTTGGATATTTATTTAAAATATCATCTATCTTAATAGCTCCGGATTTTAGTTTTTGAATGGCTCCAGTTTTATATAATTCTTTAAAAATTGCTAATAACCCACCTCTAACTGCTTTTGATAACTCAAATACACATCTAAATATTAAACTGATATTAAACCTAAATGATTTAAGAATCTCATAAAATTGTTTTTTCTTTAAATGCAGAAACAACATCTGGTAATCCAAGTTTAAATTCTTTTGCAATTTTTTCAATTTGAGTTCGCATATCGTTAAAGACTCTGAGAAATTCTCTTGGTAAACTCATATTTTTTATGTTATCAAAAAATCCCTCAGTTAACTTATTTTCAAATACAAGATCTAAAGACTCACAATAAATATCATAGGATATTAAATTATAATCAAGTTGAATTAAATTTAGATAATCTTCAATCTTATTATATGAAGCGGTTATTTCTTTGATAACCATTTTAAATATTCCTCTAACCTATTGTTTTTTGTAAAGTCATTTTGTGGAATTGAAACAATTGGATTATTAACACTTAATATTTTTTCAATAAATCTTTTTTGATCTGGGTGAACCATCATTTCTGCTTCACCCATTTGACTTATCCATTTATAAGTTCTATGCTCTTTTGATAATTTAACTTTTTGATTTGGATTTTTCATTACACATGTATAATTATAGCAGATACTTTTTCGTTTCCCGCCCTCTGCTAAATATTCAAACTTACCAATAAATTCGTCAATTATAACATCAAGCCCTGTTTCTTCTTTTACTTCTCTTATAACACATGGTCTTGGTTTTTCACCTATTGGTTTATCACATTTCCCCCGTGGAAACTCAAAATGAAGTGGCCAGTGATCATCAGCTGCTCGTTGAATTAACAATACCATTGGATTACCATTTTCATCCTCTTTAACGATAATACCTGCCGCAACCGTGACAACTCTTTCAACTTTATCTTCATCGCCAATCATCATTTCAAGATGTTTTAGTGATTTTTTTGATGTTTTCATATTAAGTCTCCAACTGCTTATATACATATAATTCTAATATCATTCCTTCTTTAAAATCAACAGTATCTCGTTTAATCATTAATGTCCACCCATTATTAATTATACGATAATTATCACCGAAAATCAATTGACCATAAGCTGAGTTAACAATTAAAATATAAGGTTTTAAGATTTGTTCTGGAAGGGTGATATAAATATTTGATGTTGAATCGCCTGCCTCAGCTGCTGTAACTGTATGAAAATATCTTGTATTATAAACAAACTCACCAATATATTCCATACTGCTTGTAGCATCATTTGGATTCATATATCCTAAATTATCGCTATTAGTTTCTGAATTTAATCCCCAATCCCATTTAAAATCATACAACATTCTTGTATCAGGTGGTTGATAATCATTATATGCTGAATATGTTGATCCGTAACTTATGCTTATATCAGCTTCTTCAGCTAAGTAATCAGATTCTATTATCAAATAGTTTGGCATTTCAATTTCATAGTTAAGTGTAGCACCAAGTTTCCATTCAGCAACATTGTCAGTTCCACCATATCGATTGCTTGCATCTGACATACTAGTTAATGAAATCTGAGGTTTAACATTTAATGGTAATACAAGTTCATTTTTTGCGGTTGATCTAACCAACTGTGTTGATGCGTTTGCTGATGCCCAATCAAGTCTATAATCCTGTCCTGTATATTCATTTTTATATTCATAATCAACAAAATCAGGTGGTAATATAATAAACGATGAAAAGAATTGTGGGTATATAATTCTATCCATACCTCCAAACATATTTATCAACATCATTCTTAGATCACAATATTCATAAAAACTATTCAATAACATGATCAATTCAATTTCACCTTTCATACGAATAAACCCAGCATGAACGATCATTCGATCATCTCTATAAATAGGGTCAAATAACCTTTTAATTAATGTCGGATTTAAATTTGGGTATCTCCAATATTGTCTACCGCCTGCATTACCATCAGCGGGTGTAAATTCTCCAGATGGATTTAATATCAAAGCTGGGAACATTGGGTTATCAGTTTCACGATCATATTGACAATTTTTTTGTATATATTCCACAGCTTTATCATATGTTCCCACAACGCGATACTCAAATCTTGGATATAAAGTTTCTGAAAACCAATCCAGCACATCTTTATAAAAATGAGCAAAAACATTATGAATAAAGTGATATCTATCTCGAAGTTGGGTCATCTATAATTGCCTCTTTTTCTGCATCTGAAAATTTTATAATTTCATCGCTGGGTTTACGAATTTCAATCCCAGCTTTACCGCACATTTTTCCTTCTTGATGAAATTCATTTAATAAATTTAGTGCGGGTGTAGTTGCTATTTGTATTCCGCTTGTTCTTACTATTTTTTTACCTAATCTTTTTAATACATTATGTCTTTCAGTTATAATAAAAGCAAATTCATTATTATATGAAGTCATTGTAAATCCATAAATATTCAAAGTGTCATATATATCTTTATCATATAAATGAATCTTTGATAGTGTTAAGGTTTCATTTAAAATAAATGAAATATCAGATGTATATTCATCTTTAATTTTATCAAATTGATTTGAGATATCTAGTGTATCTTTTCGATAATTATGTAATTTTATAAAGGTTTCACAAAATTTAGATGATTCTAAATTTTTATACATGTTAATTTTAACATTATGTTTAAACTCACTTGTAGTAAAATCAGGATCCACTTTAAATAATAAAAATGTTGATTTCTTAGAAAAGAACATCCCAATATTATAATGACCATCTAAAATAGGAATTCTTATATTATAACTTCGATCAAACGATTTACCTAATTTTAATGACATTCTTAATTCCCCTTCTTCATATCATATCAGAAATAGAACTCCATCCATCCGATTTTTCAATTTTGGATGAAATCAGTATAGCTTCTTTTGTCATTTGCTCCTCTTCAACCATTGAAGCGAAATGTGTAAAGTTGCTTTTCATCGATGTGTCTGATTCTGTATCCCAAACATAAAATGCTTTTACAATACGATCATCAAATTCGTCAAGCGGCCAAGGGCATTTATCAAAATCAAAAACATCATATTGCATAGATTTTACATGATTTACAACTTCATCTCTATATTGATCTGGAATATCTTGCTTATATTTATCAATATATCTTTGTAGAGGAGTTATCTTTTCAACATTTATAGTTTTATTTATTTTTTGTTGTTTTATAAAAAAAGTTAAAACTTCATCTGATGGGTTTATATTATCTTTTAAAGTTGCTAATGCTTCTTTATCTTTAAAATTAAATCCCATTTTTTCATTAACTTCCAGTGGGATGAACTCATTTGTAATTTGTTCTAAACTAAACGTATTCTTAGAAGGAAGTTTCATTTGACCTTTTTCATATGATTCTTGATGCAACACATTTATCATATTAGTTTTCCTAATAATATTATCTGATATCTCTTCTGCAAATGTAACAATATCTGTTACATCAATACCAGAACAATTATTATCTAATAACATTTGTTTATACTTATCAAAAAATCCATCTTTATCAAAATACTCATATCTATTTTTCAATGATGATATAATGTCTTTTTTAGTTAATTCTTCTATAAAAGTAAAACAAAATGGATCTAACATACATCTTAAATATAAATACATTAATGACTTATTATCATAAGCATTTGTAATTTTAGCTTCAAGTCTTCTTCTTAGAGTTCTCATATATCCAATAATAAGCAATATATCTTTTGCTAACTCAATATTTTCTTCATTATACAATCCTTTATATTTAAGAGTTGGAGTGCTCATTGGTATTGGTACATCATTAATTGTATTTGCTTTTGTGTAATAATTTTGAAGTAAAGTTGAAATATATACTAGTGATTTTCTATCATCTTCAGATAGTGCTGGTAATAGAGGAAAATCAAAGAATGTTTGTAGATCATTTTTCATATCAATTAATGGTTGTTTAGATGTTGCAAAACTTGTTAATTTATTTTCAAGATTAAATAAATCTCCTCTTAACACCTTTTCAACCAAAATGCTATCTATTTCAATAATTGGTATTACAGTCTCAGCTTTATCAATTTCCGGCAATTTGATGTTCGACATATCATCACCCAAATATTTATCTAAATCAGCAATTGTTTCTATAGTCTGGGCAGCTTCTTGCTCGATTTCTTCTCGTGCGGGGGAATCTAAGATTGTATCTTCGTCAGGAATCTTAGATATAATCTGAGATGATATCCCTTTTATTAAAGTTGGAAGTTGATGAATTATTTGAATTGATTCTGTTTGAATTGTTTGAAGAAATAACTGATTACATATTTCATCATAATTATTAACAAATGCTTTTAATCTTCTTATAAAAGATTGAAATGTAGGTTTTAGAGGAATTATAACTTTAGTTGAATCAGTTTCGCTTGATATAATTTCTATAACAACAACTCTTGTTTGATTTATATTTTCAATAGCAAATTTAAAAAGTATAATTGTATTTTTTTGATATTTCTTTTCAATTATAGTTTCATCTCCATTTAATTGAGTCATAGCTTTTGTAAATGACTCAAGTAAATCTTCACAATTCTGAATGTTGAGATTATAAGATTTTTGAAAATTATTAGTGATTGAAATATTAAGTATAGGTGGATTGAAGAATTTATAATCTTCTGTATTACTTGAGATTGATATTCTCAAATATCCATCTGTCATATACATCTTGTCTTTGAATGTTAAAAGTGTTTGTGAAAACCATTTTGTGTTCTCGTTCATTTATTACTGAATCTCCTTTCATTGCTTTTTGATCTCTATATTTTTTTGTTACTAACAAAATTATTAGCCTCTGGGATGAACCCGCAGGGTTCCGCACCCGCGCAGGGCAAACAGATGTAATTGCGCCACAGCGCAGGTCAATGTAATTATACTAGCTCCTTTTACATCTTTCTTTCATTTTTTATTTAATTAGTTTCAGCATGGAATATTCCATGTTAATATATGAATATATTATAGCGCCCAAGGATCCTTAAGAACCCTAAGAACTACCTTTCAAATGGAATAACCTTATTTTTCTTATCATTCCTACATTTTCGCATATATTTGGCTTGAGTGTCATAATGTTTTTTAGGTTTATTTCTCATATTATGACCACTCAAATATTTATTTTTCTCTTTCGTAACTGGGTTACCACACCCACAAGCACATAATTTTATATCTACCGGTCCACCTTCTAATCGTTTTTCAATAGAATATTTCTTGTATTTATCTTTACCATTTTTAATATGAGCCAATCTTTGTCTATATACTTTCCATAAAAACTCTTTAGAAAAATCAAGACTATATTTTTTCATAAAACTTTGACTTGTGATATGAATTGCTAAAGCTCTATCATTATGTTTTTGTCTAATAAGATAATCAATAAGATTTATAGCTTCTCTAACTTTATCTGTATATTTAAATTCCTTATCTAGTACATATGCATTTACATATGTCATTTCTCTATTTAAAGTTATCATTTAATATACTCCTTCAATTTTTCTTATGTTCTGATAGATTATATTATGGACTCGTGAACCCTCGTATTTCGGCATATTAATTATATCTATACCATTATATGTAACTAAATCACAAACACGGTAGGCTCCATATGTGACGGCATTAACACCAAGATCAACAACACGACCAGTCCATTTATCTCCATCACTTTCAATAGGATTTATAAACATCTGATCCCCCAAAGCATTACTCATTATATTTCTCTAATGCTTTAGTAAGTTCAAGAATTGCATAAGCAAAGAATTTATTACCATCTTTAACTTTCTTTATGCTCATTTGGCTTATAATTATATCTCTCATATTAACCAAATGTGATCCTATTATAGTATCATTCAACCCTGTCCCAGAAACCTTATTATTTAACGAAGCATTTGGGCATTTTTGACCTTGCGGAATTGGTGGGTGTATTGTACCACATTGGGGGCATGCATCTGGTAAAGATACAGGAGCTGGTGCGGGATTATTTTGTAAATTAGTTAAAATGCTTTGTTCAATTGGATTTGCTGGACTGCTAAAATTTTCATTTGGTTTCCCCGGATTTGCTTTAATATTTTCTGCCATAGCTTGTTGTTGTTTTGCAAATTTGTTCATGATTATTCTTGCTTCATCTTCATAGCTCATATTTTATCCTCCATAATTCAAGTTTTGTTTTTGTTCTAATTCATTAAAAAATATTCTTAAAGTATAAACACTATTCTATATATATTAATAAATGAAGGAATGTTTGATTTGAATTTAGAACATAAAAAAGAAAGGAGGATATTGTAAATGAATGATAATTTTAATAATATTGAAAAAGAAAAATATTTCTTTGATATATTAAGAGATAAATTTGATCAATGGTTTTTACCATGTTTAGCGTGGTCTATTATGGCACTTATTGCAATTCCATGGATAGTGGGTACCACTGTTATAATAAAATGGGCCTTTTAACTATAAAAAGGAGATGTTATGAATATAACAATAGATAAAGATAATAATTGGAAGTATGTTATATTTATAGTTTTAATAGCTTTTATTATTGGATGTGTTTGTTCATGGTTTATATTTGATAGAATCAACACAAAATATAATCAAACACTTAATGATACTAAAAATGATTTATATAAATGTATCGAAGAGAAAACTGACGTTGAAAATTCATATATAAGTTTAAACAATGAGGTTATCAAGTTAAAAAACACAATAGAATTAATAAAAGATCAGAATGGTTTTATGCAACGAGATATCGCCAAATACATCAAAACCCGATATACAAGCATACCAAAAATTATTGCTAATGAAATAGCGGAGAATGTTGTAAAATTTTCAAAGGTTTATAACATGTCTCCAGAATTGATTGTTGGTATGATTGAAATTGAGTCAAGATTTAATCCAATGTCAATTAGTAGTAAACAAGCCAGAGGGTTAATGCAAGTTATGCCCGAGTGGGTACCGAAATTGGGTCTTGAAAAAATATCTGATCTTCATGAAATTGATGTGGGGATTGAAAGTGGGATAAAAGTATTTCAGATTCATCTTGAAGAAGCGAATGGAAATATATCAAAAGGTTTATATCTTTATGTTGGTAAAAATAAGGAATATTCAACCCTTGTATTTAACTGTATAGGGAAATTTGTAACATATCGCTCTATCATTGATGACTCTAAGAAATCATCGGAGGAAGAAAATAGTGGAAATGACGAACCAGCAGAAAGCAATAATAAAGGACTTGAAACAACAAATAATCCACAGTAATTATGGTCAATATGATTTGTTTACAACGAGTGTTGGGGGATATGCTGGGACGGGAAAAACCACCCTAATATGTGAATTGCGAAAGCAATTGAAACCTGAAACATCAGTTGCTTTCGTAACATTCACAGGAAAAGCATCATCTGTATTAAAAAAGAAATTAATAGAAAATAATGCTCTTTTTTCTAACGACTATGTTGGAACAATTCATGGATTAATTTATGCACCCGAAGTAAGGTGGGATAGGAAATTAAAAACCTTTGTTATTACAGGGTGGAAGAAAAAAGATAGAGATGATGTAGTCAATAAAATTATTATAATTGATGAAGCATCTATGGTATCTAAAGAAATATGGAAAGATTTACATTATTATGAAAAACCAATAATTGCTATTGGGGATCATGGACAATTACCTCCAATCGGAGATAACGGATTTAATATAATATCAAAACCGGATTATAAATTAACTCAAATTCACAGGCAAGCATTTAACTCACCTATTATTAAACTATCAGCTTTTATTAGAAAGGAGGGATATATACCAGAAAAAATATATTCACCTGAAGTTTTTAAATTAGATTGGAATCACCCACATTGTCAAAAATTATGGAAGCGTAAAATTGATTTCAATGATGATAACCTGATAGTATTATGTGGATTTAATACTACGAGAGCAAATCTTAATGATATAATTAGGAAACATCTTGGATTTAAAGAACATGCTCCATATCCAGGTGAGAAAATAGTATGTTTATCTAATAATCATTATGCTCAAATTATGAATGGACAGATAGGAAAAGTATTGTGGTTAATGGCAGATGATGATTCTTATCGAATAACAGTTGAAATTGATGGGGATATTCATGAAAGACTTGTTGCTAATACATGTTTTGGGCAAGTACAATATACAATGTACAACAAAGATTCAAAACATAAAAATATAAACGAGAAAGCAGTAGATCAGGGATTTGATAAAATAGATTTTTTCGATTATGGTTATGTAGTATCTGTTCATAAATCCCAAGGGTCAGAGTGGGATAAAGTATTGTTATTTGAGCAACGAACACAAAGATGGTCTGATGAATACTATGCAAAATGGTTATATACAGCTGTGACTAGAGCGAAACAGAAACTAATGATAATTTCAAATGCATGGATTTAAAGGAGAAAATATGAAAACATCCCAACGGGAAAAATTGATGGCAGAACGACTTCCTATTGTTGACGAATGTAAAGGATGCTCAAAAATAGTTGCTGAATCAAGTATGTGTTCCGCTTATATAAATCCTGCCTCTAGATGGAGAATGGGTAATTGTGGATTAGCCACACATGTAGTTATTGAAGAAAAATCTACTCATAAAACTCGGGTTGGTCAACAGAAACAGAAGAAAAAAACACGTAAATAATTTATAGATAAATGGGGGATTTAAGTAATCAAATCCCCCATTCCAGCATCTTTTTTTATTATTTGGAACATAATATAAATTTAAAAGATGTTGGAGGTTAGAACTTTAATGGGAAAATTGATTTCTGAAGTTGAAGCTAAGTTAAATGAGTATGGAATTAATATTTATGATCAACATCCAATAGAAAATGGAGAATATGTTTTTTTAGTGGAAGATATGATAATATCCACAAAAGAGAAAGATAAAAGTATGACTGTTGCATTTCAAGCAACAACAAGACCGGAAATAGTTGCTAATAATATGTTACTATTATTAGAGATTGATTCACTTGTCGATATTGATGTTTCTGACTCATTTATTTTCGATGAGAAGAAAAAAATAATATTTGGTGATGATGCATTTAGTTTAATAGATCGGGCAATAAAAATGGCAGCAATAAAAGATTTTTCTATGAATAAAGTATATGAAGATATATTAAGAAACTCAGAGGATTTTTACGAATGTTGAAAAGGAGTGAATAAATGGGTGATTTGTTAGATTCAATTTGGAATGAAAAATATCGACCTTTAAAATTAAATGATATGGCACTTCCACAGAAATATCAAGATGAATTTGGAAAGATGATTGCAAAATGTGAAATTCCAAATCTTTTATTTTCTGGTCCTCCTGGTGGTGGTAAAACTACATTAGCAAGAATGCTTTGTTCAGAGAATGGAGTATTGTTTAATAAAAAAGATAATTTATTAACAGCTAATGGTTCAGCAAAAAAGACTAGAGGTATTGGTTTTGTTGACGAAGTAATTGAACCCTTTTTGAAGCATCCTCCAGCAAGAGATAAATATAAAGTTGTATTTATTGATGAAGCTGATAAACTTACAAATGATGGTTATGACTCATTAAGAGCAATTATTGAAAAATATCAGATAGCATATGGGCGTTTTATATTTACATGTAATTACTTATCAAGAATACCAGATCCAGTTCAAAGCAGATTTAATGTATATACATTTAACCAAATTCCAAAAGAATTTGTTTTAGAATATTGTCAAAAAATATTAATAGCAGAAAATGTTAAATTTGAAGATAAAGACATCAACTTAGCAATTAATAATTTATATCCAGATGTAAGAAAAATTACTAATGCAATACAAAGAAATTCATCAAATGGAAAACTTGATATAAGTATTGAATCTGTTATAACAACAGAAAGAAAAATTATATCATTTATATTACAGATACTTAGTATGATTGAAAAAGGACAGGATTCTAAAATAGGGTCGCCTGTAAGTTCAATTATTGATATTTTATCACAACAAGATATTGAATATAGAAATATATATTCAGAATTATTCTTTACTGAAAAAATCCCAACTCCTGCAAAAGTTATAATCAATAAATATACAAACAGTCATCAAAATTCACTTGTACCACATATGCATTTTATGGCAATGGTGTTTGATATAATTAAAACTTTAAAGGCATATAGACAGGCGGTGATGGGAAAATGATTTGGTATGACGTTCCAAATGCATCTCTAAGAGATAAGATTCATTCTATTATTAAAAATTTTGAAAATGCACTTCCAGACCAATTTGAACAAACTAGTATTATTAAGTGTGATAAATGTAATGGTAGCGGATTAAAAACTCAGGGTGGAAGTGATATAACCATAACTATATGGCAACCAGGTGATTATTGTAAATCTTGTAGAGGGTTTGGATATACAGGATTTGATAGAGTATATGATAGTTATGTATGTAAAAGTTGTAATGGTAAAGGATGTAATAAATGTAATGATACAGGAATGATTGATTGGGTAAGAAATGTTATGGGAGGTAAGAAGTGATAGGAATTTATCAAGATAATTTTGTTGATTACCTACATGATAAGTTGGGTGGTTATGTAAAAGAAACTGCAAAAAATCTAATAATTCCATGTCCTTGGTGTGAGTTTAACGAAGATAAAAATCATTATCATATGTATATATCTCTTGAAGCTCCAATTTTTCATTGTTTTCATGCAACATGTGAACAGAGTGGAACTTTAAGAAAGCTATTAAAAAGACTAGAAGGGCATGATATATCAGATAAATTTATTGATGCTGAAACTCTAAATAATATAAAAAGAAAGCGGGAAGTGTTTGTAGATTTAGATACCCAACTAAAACATGTTTATATGCCTCCTTTAAATATAAACCAATTCCCTAATAAAGACATGTATATGAAAAGAAGACTTCGTTTTGCAAACATACCATCAACAGAAATAAAAGGATTGGTGTTTGATGTATATGAATTTATAAGATTAAACCACATACCTGTTGGAGAATCTCTTTTCAGAATACAGGATTATCTACAAACAAACTTTGTAGGATTTTTAACAGATCAAGGAACAACTGTAGTATTTAGAAATATAGATGAGTCACATTCAATGAGATATTATAAAATGAAAATTCAGTTTTCAAATTTTCTTGATTATTATAAATTACTTGGAAATAACGCTAAATCAAAAACAATTGTTTTAGCGGAAGGAATATTTGATATATTTTCAGAACACATATATGATAAATTGAATTTAAAAGATAAAGTCAAAATGTATGCTTCTGCACTTTCATCAAAATATATAGCTCTTCTTCACAGTATTATTTTCTATGAATAAATATTCAAACCAGAAATAATAATATTATCAGATAATGGAATACCATTAGATGACTATAAAAAGATGAAAAAGTACAACAGGCATATAATTGATACAATGTATGTATATTATAATAAAACAGGAAAAGACTTCGGAGGTGCATCAGTTACTCCAATAAAGTATGTAGTCTAAGAGAGGAATTAAAACAATGAGTTATATTCAGGAAAGATTGAAAGAAATTTTTGAAACCACACTTGAATCGGGAATTAAGTATGATGGCTCTATAAAAAAGATCGACCATTATGGACTTTTTTGTCAAGCAGCATCAAAAGAAAAATTGTATAAACTAATGGGAAATAATCTTTGTATGTTTAATTGTGAATATAATGATAAAGATGCTGTATTGATGGTGTTTTTTATTCCTATTAACTCACAAGATACAGGTGCAAAAAATGTAGCTGAAAGAGTAATGGAAGTAGTTGAAAATGTTGAAAGCTGTTTTATTACACTAGATCATTTAAAATCAGAAGAAGTAAAAGAAGATAAATTCATATATGTGACAGCAATAAAGGGAGTATAAAATGAATAAAAGAGCTGCAAGAAAAATACGAAAAACAATTATTGAAAAAACCCCTGAAGTTCTAATTCTAATAAGAAAAGAATATGGAGAAAAGACAGAAAGTATGGGACCCAGACAGATATATCAGGCATGTAAAAGATTATACTATGCTGGAAAATTTAAAGTGTGAAAATAAATAAACTAAAATCGAACCAATCTAAAAGGAGAACTTTGAATGTCAACACAAATCACAATTGATGCGGAAAATTTTAACGATTTTTTAAGATGTATAACAAACCTGAAAGAAATTTGTAATGATGTAGATATTAGAAATGGAATTATTCGTCAAAGAAGCAATGATTTAACTTCTGTGTTTGAAATGGATTTATCATCGCTTCTTGAAAATGCAAGGGTAAATATTCCAATTACAAATTTAAAAAAGAAGCTTGACTTGCTAAAAACATTTGCTGGTCAGAATGTGGTTATTGAAGTTGTTGAGGGCGAAACTGAAAGTGAAAGTTATTTTATAATTTCAGATGATCAATCTTCAATTAAATTCTTGTTTCCATCAATTGAATTTATGGATAATAAATTTATGAGTGAAGATGAACTAGAAAATATTTTTAGTTTGCAAGAAGAGGATATAATTCTCAATGATACATTAACAAGTATTATCACAGAAAGAATTAGAATCATTACTGATAACTTCAATACAGCAGCAATACAAGTAAAATTTACTGGAAATGAAGCATCAATAATTGCAGCAACTCAGTCAAAAGATCAGTTTGCAAAATTTAAAATTGGTATTCCAACTAATATTGACTTTGGCGGAAATTATATTTCCAATTTATCAACAATACCATTTGGTATTGAACATGATGAAAATGTTGATTTCAAAATGTACAAAGATGCAAACCAAAATGTTTCATTAAATAAAATTGAAACAACTCTTGGTGCAATTGAAATTAACATCTATTCACGTTCAGCTATTATTGAAGATGATGATTAAAAAATCTATATCAAGGCAGTTAAAAGATAAGATAATTCAAGATATGGAAGTAAAAGTGCCAGTTGATGGATTTAAAGATTTTGGAGAACACAATTATATAGGATATTTATTCTTTACTTCAGATGAGATGCATTTGCGTGATGAATGTAGAGAATGGCTTGAAGTTATAAATGTATATTTTTTAAGTTCATATAATGCATGTAGAATAAATAAAATTGGGACTTTAAGAGGAGTTAGACCAAAACATGTATTTTATAACAATGCTACATTTACAATAAATAATCAAGAAAGAGAAAATTGGAAAGATTGGTTTATTCAAGATGATGCCGATCTCAAGTTTATAAAGGAGTAATCTATGCATCCATCGTCACTTTTAAGTTATTATCCCACATATTCTATATTAGATGAAATAATATCCTACGGCAACTATAAAAAATTAAATATATACATTGATTTGAAAAACACACTCCAAACTACTTATATGCAACATGCAATTGTAAATATAATTGAAAACTCAAAACAAACTAGATTTCAAGACACATCTGTATTTGCATCCCTTATTTCATTCCTGGGTTTTCATAAAATCTATGGAATGAAACGAGGGATTGATATAAACTTTATAATTTTCTTTGAAAGCGGTCAATCGTTTTATCATAAAAATATAAGTAAAAAATATAAAATCTCAAGACGAATAGATGACTTGTATGGACTTGAAAGAGAAGATCGTGAATTATTCTTTCAAGTCCTACAAGCGAATTTTACGTTGATCGAGAAAGCATGTAATAAACTCCCGTCGGTAAAAGTTATTAGATTATCACATTTAGAAGCAGATTTTATTCCATATTATTGTTTGAGTAGAAAAAAGATACCACGAGATGAGACAACTGGATCTATTATTTATAGCAACGATCATGATTTATGGCAATGTGCTGCAAAAGATTCATATGTGTTTTCTAAGTCAGCAAAGCATAAGAAAATAATTAAACCAGGAACTGTTATGACTCATATGTTGAAACGAGAAAATACTATTGAAGATATATATTTGCCATTGGCTATGGCGGTAATTGGAGATCCTGGCGATGATGTTGAGGGTGTTAAAGGAGTTGGACCAGCTGGATTCTTAAAAATATTTGAACAGTTGATTGCATTAACTGGAAATATGGGAGAAATTTATAAAAAAATAGAAAACAATCTTCCATTAATTGATCCAGTCCCCCCCAGCATTGTGAACAAAATACTGAGGAAGGTCGTTGACGAAGAAATTAAAAATAAAACCATAAGCAATAATCTGAAACTAGTATCATTTGAACTCATATCTAGAGCATTGGATAATCCAACCTCAACTGAAATGATTGAGAAAAGAAAATCAATAGAAAAAACAATTAATGACAATACAGTATATCCTCTTGAATCTATAAAAATTGCTTTGAATAAAACAGGAGTTTTTCTTGAAGAATCTTCAGTTGATTTTCTTTATATATAGGAGTAAATTAAATGCTATCACAATCTGAGGTACTAGAGTATGTAAAAGATAATTTAGGGTGGCCATTTATGCATCTTGAGTTAACTGATGAAAAAATAGTTGATTATTTTATAAAACACACATTGAAAGAATTTGGATATTATGTTCCTCAAGTATGGAAAACAACAGTCAATACAGGAGTTGGGGGTAGTACAGTTCCTGGAAATCCAAATGAATTTTATATTTTTGAACCGCAAGGTTTAGAAATATTAAATGTAATTGAAATATATTTTTCATCGGGAAATTTATATTTACATGGACATCCACCAATGGGACCAATGTCAATGGGAGAATTGGAAGGGTGGGCGTTGTCCGTAAGTAATGCAATGACAGTAAAAATGTTTTCATCATTCGACTATACATTTGAATTTAAACATCCAAATATTGTGAGAATATCACCACTTAACAGTTCAGATTTGGGAGTTATAACAGTTGAATATGAAAGACAACAACCTGAAGATCTAAGTGGAATACCAAATGACTTATATACATATTATAAAAAATTAGCTCTTGGTGATATTATGATGGTTATTGGTCGTATTAGAAAGCGTTATGGCGGAGGAACTTTACGAACTCCATTTGGAGAAATTCCACTTGAGAGTGATATTTATGATGAGGGCAAAGAGCTGAAGCGAGAGGTTATTGAGACTCTTGAAAGATTGTATATTCCCAACGTCAGAATTGACCACGGTTAAAAAGGAAATTGTATATGAAGAAAAAAGGTGTTATAACTGAAGATAAAAAACCTGAAGCAAAACCAGAAAGACAAAAATCAAAAGACCCAATGTTTGTTGGGCTTGATCCATCGTATAACTCATTTGGATTAATTGTGATTGATCAAGAAGGCAAAATTGTTGAGCAAAAATTATTAATTTCAGATACAAAAGATGAAGCAGAGGATAGGATAATATCTCTTGAAAAAGAGTTTGATTTTATTCCAAAAATTTTAGGTTTACAATCTGTTTATATGGAAGGTCCATCATATTCAAGTGATGGAGCTTTCATATTACAAATGGGAGCATTGCATTATTACCTTCGTATTTTTTTTCGTAAAAAAAATATAGATTATAATATAATAGCTCCAGGAACATTAAAGAAATTTATAACTGATGATGGTCGAGCAAAAAAAGATTTAATATTATTAAAAACCTATAAAAAATGGGGAGTGGAGTTTGATGTTCATGATTTAGCTGATGCATATGGATTAGCAAGGATGGCATTACATGATTATAAAAACCCTCAATAAGGAGGATAGTCCAATGGGAGTTGAAAAGTACCTGAATAAAATTCAACGAGAAGCAGTAATTAAAAAAAGCGACCGACTAAGATGTAAAGTTTGTGGTCGTGTGGTTACAGTATCTAAAGCTGGTAAAGGTCCACTCGTATGTTGTGGAGAAAACATGTCAGTTATGGGTAGTGTCGTTGAAGCAGGGTTTACTAAATATCCCAAGGGATGGTCCCAAGATAGTGTTAAAAAATTTGCTAATACATTATCAGATGAAATGAAAGGTGGTCCAAAATCTAAGGGATTTTTTGATAAATGTGTTGAAAAGATGAAAGGAAAAGTGGAGAACCCAGAAGGATTTTGTGCTGGAATAAAAGATGAAGTCTATGGTGGTGATGAAGCATCTACATATTGGAGAGGGAAAGGTAAAACTCAACAGAAGGCTGGAGAAACAGTTAAAAAGATGAGAAAGAAATTTACAAAATGATTATTTATAAAGCAACAAATATAATAAATAAAAGAAGTTATATAGGACAAACATCGTATGAATTAGAATTACGAATTAAATCACACTTAAACGAAGGCGCAAGAGATAATCTTCCATTTCATAATGCTTTGTTAAAATATATAAAATTTTTTGAGTGGACAGTTTTAGAGGTATGTCAATCTAAAGAAGAAATGGATGAAATGGAGTTTCATTTTATAAAGCAATATGATACTTTATTTCCAAATGGATATAACTTAACATTGGGTGGTGAAGGAAATTTAGGATGGAAACCTACAAAAGAAACTAAAAAAAATATATCTAATAAAAAGAAAGAATGGTGGAAAAATCAAAGCAAAGAATACAAAAAGAAATATGGAAAGAAGATAAAAGAAAGAATGATGGGGAATATTCCTTGGAACAAAGGTCTTACAAAAAAAGATCATTTATCATTACAAAAAATAAGTGAAAGCAGCTATAAGTATGCAAAACTGAATAATAATTTACCAAACCGAACAGGGTGTAAATTATCAGAAGAACATAAAGATAAAATAAGAAAAGGTAAATACGGAAATAAAAATGGATGGCATTTAAGCAAAATAAAAAAAGATCAATTAGAAAGAAAAAGCAATCACTTATATGAAATACAAGATATTAATAAAAACACTTGGACTATTAAAGTTTTAAGTGTTTGGTGTAGAGAAAATAATATTGACTATGAAAAGTTTAGAAGTTATGTGAATAGAAATGTTTATAAATTTGGTTATAAAGTTAAGAGGATATAAAAATGTCTATTAAAATTAATTTAGTTGAATGTTATATTAATTATTTATATGATCCTTCATATCAAATATCAAAAGAAATACAAGGTTCAAATATTCCAGTTGAAGGTGATGATAAACCAAATTGGATTCGTGAGTGTATGATGATTGAAGGAAATAAGAATAAAATTAACTGTTTACGAAAACTTAAAGAACAAACAGCTATGAATCCTTTTTATCAATATCGTATTGATAGATTTATTGATGCAATTACACAAACTTATGAACCCACAGATAGTCCAGGTATGGTTCCTGAGGTTAAAGGATAATGAAAATAATTGATAATTATCTAAAAAAGTTAAATGAAAAAGAATGGGATGAAAGGGATAAATGGAAAGAATATTTTGATAGAGATCTTTTGAGTCATTTAATATCTAAAGATGGAGAATCCGACGAGTCAGAAATTAATATAAACAGACATTCCATTCAACCAGTTCTTCTAAATCTTATAAAAAATACAGGTGGAGATTACAGAGGTAGAAGTAAAATGCGTAATTCCGATCATGGAGATTTTTCGGGTATTGATTACATTTTGAAAAATATGCCAAAGGGATGGGAAGAAAAGCTTAAAAAATATGTTAAAAAACTTTCAAAAAAACACAATGAAGAACAAGGGACTTTATAATGGATAAATCTAAATTTGTTGTAATGAAACATGAAGCCAAAAGAGCTGGACTTCATTACGATTTAAGATTCATCATGCCCAACTCAAAAGTGTGGGCATCGTTTGCTGTAAGAAAAGGTGTGCCAACAGAACCAGGACAAAAAGTACTTGCTGTTAGAACACATGACCATACAGAGAAAGAAGCAATGATGTTGGGAACAATTGATGATGGGTATGGTGCAGGAAAACTTTCATTGTTTGATAAAGGTGATTGTACAATAGTCAAATATAGTTCTGGCCATATAGTAATAAACTTCAAAGGAAAGAAAGTTAAAGGTTTATATCATATGGTCAGTACAGGTGTCATTGATAAAGACTTTAAAAAACAAACTTATATATTGTTTAAAAGTAAGTTAAAATTAGAAGAGAGATCTGGTATGGCTTCAAGAATTCCATCTGGTGGTGAGGCATGTGATGTAGAGGAAGGGCAACCTGAAGATTTTGGAACAACTTTAATTTGGTCACACAAAATAAGTAGTTATTTAAATAAGATATAGCGGGGGGATTTAATTAATGGAAGATTATGCAACAATTATAAAATGGAAAGCGATGAAAGGAATCTTCAAAAACAAATTAAAAGGTGAATATTTAATTGTAGCTATCAAAGATATAAAAAAGGGAATTGTTATGGTAATTCAATTTTTTAATCATGTAAAAGATGATTTATATGTAGGAGCAATAATAGATTATATAAGATCTCCAGATGAAGATACACTTGAAGATGTATTTGAGGATTTGAGATATGATGGTAACATTGATATATTAGAAGATAAAATACCAGCAACATTAACTTTTGGTAATCCAATTAAAATTAAATTTAAAAAGCCAAGTAAATATATTGGTGATAGTTTAAGTTTATTTCAAGATTCTAGATTGGCGTCTGGATATTTTATGATAAAATGTAAAATGAAAAAGGGATTTGAACCTATATTACAATATAAACTTGATGCAGGAATGGCTGGTTTGGGTGATGCTATAAAGATGCGAGCATTTACATCATCTAGAATAAAAAAAATAACTAAGTAAAGGAGAAGAATCATGGAAAGGTGTGTGGTATTAAATGGAGATTACACATTTTTAAATACAGTGAGTTGGAAGAGAGGTATGTGTTTATGGATAAAAGGAAAAGCAGAAATTTTAAAATATGCCGAATATGTAATTCACTGTGCCAATGGTTCAGAACTAAAAGTTCCTCTTGTATTAAGATTAATAAAAGTTATAAGAATGATATACAAAAACAAAGTTCCTTATACAAAAAGGAATGTTATGATTAGAGATGATTTTGAATGTGCATATTGCGGTTCAGAAAGAGATTTAACTATTGATCATATTATGCCTTCTTCAAGAGGAGGAAAAACAACTTTTGAGAACTGTATAACATCATGTAGATCATGTAACAATACAAAAGGAAATCGAACTCCAAATGAAGCAAAAATGTTTATGAGTAAAAGACCATATAACCCAACTATTTCTGAATTTTTTAGAATCAAAATGAAAAATTTAGGTATGGATAAATATCTTAAAGAACTAGGAGTATATTAAAATGACTGATTATCTAGATATATTAAAACAGACAAATTTACGACCAAATAAAATTAAAATTAAAGAACATGAGGCATCTGAAAAAATTCTTATGGAAAATAAAGAACCTAAAATTTTAACAGAACTATTTGTTCAAGCTGGTGAGATTGCTGCTCTTCCTCCCGGAACAGAACGTGATACGCAGATTTTACGTTTAGGAATGATTGCAGAATTAGATGCGG